GGGAATACCACCGTATACCTCTGTCATTTCTGCTTTGAACTTTGCATAGTTTTGCTGTGCTTCTCGCCGCCTGACTTCTTGTATCCCTATAGCCGTTTCATAGTCAGTACCCGTACCGGATAGCGCCGCGTTCAATGCTTCTTTCGCCGTCAACGTGTCGTTGATACTTTCGGTTAAATCTAGAAATCCTTGTATCGCTGGTTCGTAGAATTCAAGAAGTGCCCTACCGCCTTTCTCCTTGAGGTCGTTTAGTTGCCCGGTCAGCATTTCCAACGCGCCGACCGGACCGACCATAATCGCCTCGGCTACTCCGCCGAACTCAACTGATAATTCGTCGAGTATAACTTTCTGTGCGCTCATGATGTCGTTCGCTTCAACGAATCCGGCAATCATCTTTTTTTGGTCTTCGGTGAATGAAATACCAATCCTGCGCAATCTGCCGACACCGACAATCGGGTCATTCAATGCGGTGCCTAACGATATAACAGACTGTTCAAGATCCTGACCGAACATGACTGACATATCCGCAGCGGCCTTAATCGCGTCGGGGAATACGTTCTTCCCTATCTTTGTAAACGTGGTCATGAGACCTTGAGCGCCGAGAATTAACTCGTCACCGATACCGGTAGTCTTTTGCATTTGCGTGGCAAACCGTTTCATCTGCGTGAACGATATACCCACCGCATAATTGGTGGCCTTCAACGCTGCCTGTAGTTTCCGTTCCGATCGCTCTTGCACGGCGTATGCGTCTTTCAGATCACCGACAACACGGAACATTTTCTTGACTGCAAGATATGCCGCCGTGATCCCGGCAGTATACATGGCGAGAGATTTTACGGATTTTTTGGTTTCGGTTACTATGTCAACAAATACTTGGTCTCTGTCCGCCATGACTCCCCCTTATTGGATTGCACCTTGCAGTTGATCCCATGTCCCTTTTGGGCTTCTCCGGTTCTCGATTCGTGCCGATTGAATCTTCCCGGCTTCGCTTTCTAACAACATCAGGATACGAACCCACCGAGCGGGTAGACCGTACCAACTCGGCTTGTAGTTAGATAGCTCGGGTAAGCCGAACATTTTGTACCTGTTGAAAAATTGAATGACAAGGGCGCTACCAGCCACAAGAGGGACGGGGCAGACGTTGACGGTAGTGTTTCCAACGTTCCAGGGATATAAGGATCTCCCGGTGCACTTGCCGTGTTTCTGTTCGCATAACTGTTCAATGTCTCCATCCCCCTGGATTGCCCAGAACGCCCGTGTTAGTTTTTTACTTCGCCCTCAGATAAAAACAACTTGTTATTTATCTCGATCCACACTTCGGCGAATAGCCCATACAGTTGACCTTGTGTCTCGAGTACGTCCGCCGCCGTCTTGATCGGTTTGCCTCTGACGCTAAACCCTTTAAACTCAACCACCCCGTAGGTGAACATTTTAGCCCGGTCAAGTTTAGCCCCAAACCCCAGACATTCTTCTTGCTCTTCTACAGATAAAAGCCGGAGCCTCACGGACCCCGGCTTGTCTGCCTTATCGTTGCCTTTGAACTTTGGCGTGTAATCCCATTCGGGTGCGCCCAATTCTACGTCAAACATCACTGCTCCTTATGTTGTGTATGTCAATGCTCCGTTGCCTCGAACCGACCATGTAATCTGATCCGGTCCGCCTGTTCCTTTGCTAACGCCTGCGGTTGTCAGTTTCGCAGAACCCTGAAAGAAGTTCCCCGCCGCTGTGCCGTAGATCGCCACCGTAGTAAACGCCGCATCGCCCGAAGTCATAGCCGTAAGTAATGCCGCTTGTGCTGTGTTCTCTGGGTCATAGTTGTGCGTTGCATTGAATGACCAACTTCTGCCGACTTCCGTTCCGCTGCTCCACGACTGTCCGATAGGCGTAGTGTCGGCAATGTTTATATCAACAGTCAATTCGCCGTTGACATATTCGGATACTGTGTTAGTTTCGATTGAAACTTTACCCGCTGTAGGTACTCTGATACTCATAATTATCCTCCGTCTGTTCTGTTATAATAATACGTGATACTGAAAAACTGATCCCACATCGAATAGTATTGGATTGTACCGTCGTCCGTTATTATCCGCGTTGGTTCAATGTCTACGCCTAACGCCGCTAATGTCGCATCATTCAATAATGCTTTTTCTACATCAAGCATAAGGTTAAGACGCTTGGTTCTCGTATCATTTTGCCTATCGTACACCACAGCGGAAATTCTCAAAGTCAATATACCGCGCTGCCCATACGACGAACCTGTAGGGAACGCCACCATGTCCCTCTCTTCATCAAGATCAACCGGAACAAGTGCCGGTATTTCTTTCGGTTTCAATTCGTTGTACTGGTGTGCTGTTTCGGTGACGTATGCAACATCAGTATTATATCCGTTGGCGATTGTGATCGCTGGGAGTATCACAAGCACTCTATCCATTATCTGCTGTCTACCGCTGGGCATTGTATGACCTTATGATACGTTTCAAGATTTCCTGCATAACCCGCTTTTTATTGCGCTTCACGGTAGGTGCGAGAAAAGGGCGCTCCGGCATTTTGCCGATACCCTCTTCGTGCAGCTTCGGGTATGGTCCTAACTTCGTACCAATCTGGCCTATCACCCTACTGGCTGCATTCCGTATACGGCCCTGTATGCTTCGAGCCAAGAACCCGCTCTGTCGTGCCAGTGTTGCATTGGCCTTACTGCCCTTGCCTTTCGCCATACGTGGGCCGCTCAAGTGCGTCCGAACAGCATCCCCGACCAAGTATGGTAATTCTTCTTTGAACGCCTGGACTATAGCGTCGGGGTATCTGCGGGTCCATCGCTTCACCTTTGACTGATATTGCTCGAATGTTAGTTTCACACGATCCACCCATTACGGCGATACCGCGCTACTGCTCTGACTGTCTGCGTTGGAAGATCCCTATCTATCGTTACCCCGCTGCCTTCCGGCCTATCGTGGGCGGTAACTCCAAACGCATTGTTTTTGTTCAGCCAATACCATTGGCCTATCAGGTTCAATACACCGGATTTTAGGTCTGCCGGTATCGTTGAGAATCCACCAGTGTATATCACCTTTATAGTACGCCGACCGAAGTCGAACGTTGCGTTGGTTAATACCAGTTTCCCGATATTGTCCTCGGTGTAGATTTCGTAGTTGTCCGCTGCGATAATGTCGTCGGTTCCGTATGCCCTGGGTATTGATGAATTTGTGTATAGCGTCACTGCTGATACCGGTGGATGGTCGAGATAAAGAACCGGTGAATCTTGATAGTCGTGGTACTCTGTCTGTGACCGGCTCTTTAACTGCCTATCACATTCGTTGTTGAACCATATGGATGCCTCGTTTATGAGATCGGTTAGACGTTCTTCTGCTGGATCAGCGATACCGAGGAAGTGCATAACCTCATCTATATCGACCAGATTATTAGTGGTGTCTAACGTCTCTATGTGCGGCATTTATTTTTCCTCTATGTCCGTGACCATCTTATTCGAGGGCGATACCTGACGCTTGCTTTTCTTCGTTATGGCCTTCTCAATTTCCGGCCACCGATCGAGGTTCACTACGTCACCTTTTTGGAAATCGTGTGTCCTGCCGGGGCGCTTTACTTGAATATCAAAGGTTAGTCTTGTCAGCATATGCCCTCCAATGGGCAGGGGGCCGAAGCCCCCATATCCCTATTTATTGATGAAATCGACCGTAACGTAGTCGATTGATCCCGCAACAGCGGCATCGTTTGCGTGGTAGACGATCATCGGATCGCCCTTCGCATCGGCATAGAACATACCACCGTCAAGTTCCCCGGTAGTCTGTGCCGAGGTAGTCAGCTTGTACTTAAGATGCCCCTCGTCGCCATATGCCATGAACGCCCACACTTCATTACCATCGGCCATAGTGTCGTCGAGCGCGTCGTTGATTGTGAGTGATCGATAAGTACCACCGGTCACGTACGAGAAATGAACCGTGCCGTCGTCCATCTTGAACGCCAACCAGTCGTTAGTGGCGAGAGTTGCCCCACCATAGGTTGCGTCGGTAAGCACGATCTGAGTCGTGATACCGGAGGCCTGCGCCCCGTTGACCGTTGTCCTACCAAGTACCCTCATAAAGTACATATAGGTGGCGGTCGCGCCACACTGTGCACCCCATGCGCGGATGGCAATTCTTTTGCCAGCCTTGCCGGGAATGTCGAGTCGAATAGCAGTTGCGGCAGCTTCGGTGTCGTACCCGTAACTCGCAACGTCTTCCAGATATACATTAGATCCCATGTTTTGCCTCCATGACTAAAGAATCCCTTGTTAGGATAACGCCCTACTTCGGCGCCTCTTTAGTTCTAAGCGTTGGTAACGAGTTTAACCCAGTTGGATGCATTGGAAAGCGCGAACGCTGACCGCACCCGGACCCTGAGGAAAACTTGACCGGATTCCATGTTGCTCTGAGTCTGGTCGTAAACCCTGAACTCAAAGGGTACACGTGTACCATTGATTATGTGACGCGGGTTGCCCAATGCAATGAACGCGGTCGAAGCGGCAGAGTCGGCAAGTGCTGGCATACCATCGGTGGTTACTACCTCGATTCCCTTGACCCGTCTCGGTGCGCCTTCGGCAGGTGTTCTGAGAACATAACTACCGTCGGCGTCCTTCTCGCTTTCTATTGTGTCGAAGTTGGTAATGTGCATGAAGTACTCGATCCCTGCACGCTTCGCGCTGGTCGTAAGATTCGGCACCATGTCGTTCAGGTCGTTGATGTCCAGGTTTGAAAATGCCGAGTCACCTACTTCCATCACCTGGCTAAGAATGCCCGAGGTGAACATTGCACCATAGGTACTGTCGGAAAGGCAGAGGGTATCGAACTTCTTGCCCCATGCTTCGCCGAACATATCCCGAACCAATATGCCGATGGCCACGAGAGAATCCTCGTCGTACTCTTCAACGATGGCGATAAACGCGGCGTATATCTCGGTCGTGAGAGTCAACTGACCGAAGGTCAAAGTGTCTTCGGTCTTGTCGGTGTTCTGATTTGTCAGCTTAGTGAAAGCCAACTCGTCAACCGTAGTGGGCCAGTACGCGGTGATCGCCGGGACGGGTACGCTGCGAACGCGGCCCATCATGGCTGAATTGTCGAGTGCTACCCGCAGCACTTCCGAGTTGTACTGTACCGGCAGAGTGTACGAGCCGTTGTAAGATCCAATCGAATCGTCACCCGTTAGGGGCGAAGCGGAAAGTCCGGCTTTCTCTTCGGAACCCGGAAGCATAACTTCCTTCGTGGTCTGATCGCCGAGTACCATTCGACTGCCCATTTCCCCGAGTTTGTTCAGGGCACCCTTGTTCCCGAAGCGCGCTTCGGCACAATGCCGAACGAATGTGCCTATGCCGTAACAGGCGGCAATCGGTGTGTCCTGCTCTTTCCATGACCCTTTGGCCTTGGCCGCTATAGTCAAGCTCTTCATGTTCTCGATTATAGCGGCACTGTCGGCAACTGCTGTTTCAAGGTTTTCTTTCAACTCGGTATTCTCTACCCGAGTGACCCTGAGAGTTTCGGTGATCGCTGCCAATTTCTCGTCAACTTCGGTGGCATAGTCTTCTATGTCCGCTGCTGTTTTAAATTTGTCTTTCATAATTTAGCCTCCTGCTAATATGTCGTGTATGCTGTCGGCCTCTTCCCCTTCGTCGAACATATAATCCAAACCGCTGGTATCCCGGTTTTTTGGGTCGCTGGTTTCCCGACCCTCGTTCTCCTCAAAGATAAAATCCGATAGCGATGAATCCCTATCATTGAAAAACGAATCAAGTCGCGCATTGAGCATGTCGATCTTCGTTTCAATCTCCAATATGTATTTGCCGTATTCCTCAGGCGTTATAGTTTCCACAGTGATTGCCTCTGCGTATTCGGGCACTCCGCCTATCTGGATTAAGCTCGTTGGCACCAGTGTCGGCTCGTCGAGTTTGCCTTCCCATTCCCCGGCATTCAACACCGTGGCGTTCGGATTGCTCGGTATGTTGACGATTGAAAACTCATACAGTTCTTGGCTTCGGTGAATGAGCCACACCCCATCCGGTCCCGGCTCGTCGAGGATCTCTACTTTCTTCGACCTGAAACCTACTGACCCCTTCGACAGAAACCCGTTCTTTACCTTGCCCTCTATCAGCACGGCGAATGGGTCGTTCTGATCAAACGTCACCTTGCCGACTATCCCCTTCTTACTGTCGGCTTTCACATCGACTTTTTTCAAGTTGCTGATCTTGCCAATGGCCGGCACGTTAGATTGATGGCACCAAAATACAACAGGGTTTTTCTTGTACTGCTTGAGATCCCACCCTTCGGGGTCGATCCGTTCGCTGTCGCGGTCGGCGGTGTAGTCGGTCAGCACAAAGGTAAATGCCTCGCCTTCTTCTTTGACCTCACATTGTTCGAAGAGAATAATCTCGTCGGTGGTATTCCCTTCGTCGTCGGTGTTGGCCTTGAACCAATCGGCAAGGTCGGTATCAGTAAAAAACTGCGGCCCCAGGCTACCGTCAAGACCTTTAACTATGACTCTATTCATTCTGCATCCTCCGGTTTTACCGGTAGATTTATACACCGGCAATTGACAACCTCTTCGGCTGGCCCCGCTGGATCGTTCGGATACAATAGACCGTTTGAAAACGTCTCGCCCATTGCAACTATCTCGCCGTCGATCTGGTGCGTGGCCCTAACCTTCGCGTCTCTTGAACTTGACCATTCCGTGTACTCTATCCCTACGTCCTTAAACGCCTCGTCTCGTGCATCCATTATGACCCCTCCGATCTCCGTCCGCGCTATGGTGGGTGCGCGGTTGCTTGCGATGTTGTAGGTATTGCGTAAGAGTTCAGCCGTTGCCTTTTCGCTCAAACCCTCGCGCAATGCCTCTTCGACCACCCCGCCTACATGGTCGCGTATCGTCTTTACCACGCCGCCAATATTCGTCAGTCGTGTTTCAATCTTCGCTATGGCCCCGGTGTTCATGATCGACCAGTTCGGTGCATCGAACACAATTCCCATATCCGTGAACAGCCGGAACACATTATCCCCGGTCTCTACCACTGCTGCCGCGAATAGCGGTTTGCTGAAATCCCGCAGTTGCGCTTCCTGTTCCAGCCAATAGCTGAAATCGATCCAATCGTTCAGGTCGTCCGCGTTGACTTCTTTCGAGATCAATTGTTCGAGGAGGTAGGACCGCTGTGCAAAGAACCATTTTCGTAGGGCCTTCGTGTATTCCTGCTCCAGGGCTTCCCAATACTTGACGACAGTTTTCCAGTGTAGCGTCTTGTATATTTCGTTGTCGGTCGGGTTGCTCTCGATTGCTTTCGGTGGATTCAATAGTGCTTCAACTGATACGGTCTTCGCTGGTGGAATCATCGGTTGTCGTGGTTGCGCTGCCATTTCAGCGGGTAGCATTCCCGAAGGCACCCACCACGTATCGCCCCATGCAACCGGATCTTCGCCGCGTCGTAATTTCACCTGATTGATAGTCTGTATCCCTGCGGCAACCTCGGCTATGTCCATATCGGACCGTTCCCTCTTATCCTCTGCCAGTTCGGGCAGTTTGGAATTGTCGAACTCGCCGGTCATATCAAGCCGGTATCGATCAAAGAAATCGGTTTTTAGTTTCGCCTCTATGAACGTCTGATCCGGTATGAGGGTATTGTTCCATACGTTCTGCATTTGTGATTGCGTGTCACTGCCGGACAATGGCCCCTTCTCGTCGGTTATATCTACAAGTACCTTCGGCACACCGTACCGTGCCAGTATCGTGTTCCGGTTCCACTTCTTCTGATTAAAGAACTCCATATCCCGTGCGGTTTCTTGTATCGCCTGGAACTCGTACCCGCTGCCGAGTACAGTAACGGCGCCGGATTTCGTCGGGCCTCGATGTTTCTGCTCCCACCGTTCTTTGATCTCCGATGCTTGGTCTTTGGATACGAAATCTCCGGTGCCTTTATTCGTCAGCACACCACCAGGAATCGAACCGTTTTTCAGTATGGCAAGGTTATTCTGATTCGCGTTGAAATCCTGTGCCAGCTCGTAGTCCTGCGCTATCAGTGGATTGACGCCGCGTAATGGATTCCAGGCGTTCCAGTCCATGAAGTGAATCATTTCCGAGGGGAACAACGGTATCTTGACCCGGCCATTCTCGTAGATCCACATTGAAATTTCGCCGTTCTCGTCAACCTTCTCTGTCATGTACCGGGGTGATGGAATGTTGATAGTCTGCGGAAACTTGCCCTTGTCGAGGGTGAACATATCGAATACCCAGAACGCCTCACCGGCTACCTTGCGCCATGCCTCTGTCGCTTCCCATAATTGGTAGATACTCATTTGTGGGTTTACATGGTGCAATAATTTATACACGGGACCGGATATGATTTCGGTGTCGCCCTTCATAAGCCGGAATGGTGGTCGGGCAAAATTACGGGCCAGGAAGAATACAGAGATGTTGACCCATGCGTGTTGTTTTAGTGGATCGTTGATCCCGATACCGGCGCGAACGTCCTCGCCGTGTGCTTCACTGATATAGCGCACGAACCAGTTTTGATCATACTTTCTAACGAAGTTTCCGAGGCGTTGAGCAATAGCAGCTTTAGAGAATAACGAACCCACCCTGATCGGCTCCCATCACCATGTACCGGAGTGCATCCATCGCGTGATCATTCTCTTTGATCGGCTCTTCTTTGCCACCACGCTCTGTAGGATTCCACCGGTAACTGCCGAACTCCTTGATCAAGTTCGCGCATCGTGGATGAATAACAAGCCTCGGTAATCCGTCGGGTTGCTTTTGTAGTCTTGCTTTTACTTTCTGGATACCGGTTTGAACGTCCTTCTTTGCTCTGACGGTCGATACGCCTGCTGCGTTCAGCTCGGCCCGACCCTGCGCGTCCCAGTCCGCCGCCGTCCAGGTAAAAGTCCCTTCTCTATTACTTATACTACTAGCATGCTCGGAAAGCAAGCGGTTTCTTATATAGTGTTCATCATATATATACAGCCGCCCGTCCTCGTCGAGCGCACCCCATAGACACACGAATGGATTTGTATACCCGAAGTCAATCGCCCTGACCCGTTCCCATCCCTCTTTGATCTCGACGTCCTGCACGTTCCCGTGGTCGGCATCGGTTGAAAACTCAGGATATATGGCGCCCTCGAACAGTACAAAATGCCCTTCGATTTCCTGCGCTGCAAATTCCGAAGTATAGCTGGCCTCAAGGTTCTGTACGAAGTCCTCGTCAAGGTAGATATTCTCTCTGCTGCTGGCTCGTATCAATCCATATGATTCGTTCTGCATTTCGACGAAGTATTTATATACCCAATTGAACCCTGACGGTGTAGTGGTAATCAGTGCCCGTGCATCGTTCAGCCTGAGTCGACCCATCATGATAGGCCATACGATCTCACGCATTAGTGCCGCTTCGTCCAACCACGCCCATGATAGGTTAGGCCCACGTAGCCGGTCGGGGTGTTCTGCTGACCGGAAGAATACCGAATTGTCGCCGACCGTCACAACTTGCCGGGTACGAACGTATGTGTATGGTCTATTGAGCCTGTCCAGCAATTCTGTAAATGCCCTGAGTGTCACGTCCTCCAGCATTCGATATGTAGGGGAAACGATCATGCCGTCACCCTCGAAGTGTAGCACCTGAATAGTCGCCCACAATGCGCCGACTCTGGTCTTACCCGATCCTACCCCTCCGATGAAACCTTTATATTTCTTTTCGAGTTTATAAAGCCGCGCCTGCCCTGGTAGAAGTCGCTCTACGTTAGGGCCTGTCGTCTTCGTCTTCGCCATCTTCCATCACTACTATGAGCGGTAATGCCTGCTCGGTTTTGAGATTGATTGTTTGTTCTGATAACCCGTGTACGTCTTTGACTTCCTTCGCTGCGGCCAGCCTTGCCCTATGGTCCGGCACCTGTGCAACCTTCCCGCCTATCACTATTGTGTGGTTCGCCTTTAGCCCTTCTTTGTATACCTTGATTAGCGCGTCCGGTCCTACATCGTACTGTTCAAATATCTCAGCCCATGATGCCAGCTTTGGTTTGATCTTCTGATATGTCTTCCACCCTTGGTTACACATATTCTTTTTGCTCATGCGAGACTTAGGGTGCATGGTCTTATATATCTCGTTGAACGTTAGCCCTTCGGCAAATTTGAGGTGTATAAATGTCTGTTCATCTTTGCTCAATTTATCGGGAAGTTTATCGGGCTGTTTCTTAGCCATCTTGTCCCTCTTTTAGGAGCGCCTTTACATACGATCTTTACTACTTCCATTTCCCCCCCGTCTTTTTAAACGTGTCCACCCATCCGGTGATCTGTTTCAGGTTGGCGTCAATGTCGATGTTCGCGCCCTTCTGCCGTATGGCTTCCATGTACATTCGCATTTCGATTGCCCAATTATTCGGGTCGGCGCGTACCATCTTGTGATCAACCGAGCCGTCTTCCTCGTGGATCTCTACCCAAAAGCTACCTTGACCGGCGAGTACGGGGCCGAGCCTATCGCGGATCTCCTGCTTTGTCGCCATCAAATAATCGATCCCAGGCCCCTTACCCTGTTGATGGATTACCTGTTCGCCGTCGCATGTAGGGAATACGTCATTGAGTACGCCCCTTGAGCAGTCGATAATATCTATCCCGTCCAGCCAGCCCAGTGCGGTAATGGCTTCGGCGTAGTATCGGTGGACCCCTCCGGCCATTTCTTTATGCGTCGGGATGTTCTTTATTTCCTTCCACACCTTCTTGTCTTCCTGCCATAGCTGCCGAGTAAAATATGTGTAGCCGCCCGGGTAACTGAGATCACACCCGTAGAGGAATATTGGCCCATACCCGAGTGCCCGTGCCAGTGCAATTTCTGCCGCCACTGAACAGCCAAACGGTGCAATCGTTGCGTCAATCCATCGGTAGGCTACTGGTAAAACTGTCTCGTAGAATTGCACGTATGGATCGAACGTCCGGAAATATACCCGCTCACCTTTCCAATGCTGTAGGAGATCCGGCATAAGGGTGGGCATAACTACCTTGCGGGTTTTCTTATGAGCGCGGTGTTCGTGGGGAACGTGCATCTTCCCCGGCGAGTCTCGGTAGTCGTAACTCAAACAATAGTTCGCTGCCCGTCCGTGGTAGTACAGCGTTGAATATTGGCTCGATGAACATATGATCCCGCCTTCCCATTCTTCGGCCATCTGCTGAATATGTAGATCGAGGGACGGACCGGAACCAATGACAATACACGGACCCTTTTCTGCGCCGGGGTGGTCTTGCGTTTCCATGTACTTCTCGAGGTCAGTTCCGAACCCGTTGCGCTTGCCGAATTTCCACCCCACATATTTGCGGATCTGGTTTCCTATCCTCGGGAATACGTGCTTTAGCTTCTGCATTTCTGCCTGATTCATATCATCGAATACCCAACGGTGGTTCATGTGGGAGTTATTGGCCTCCCGTGGTACGAGGTGCTCGACTGTTAGCCGGTTGAATAAGTTGGTTTCCTCGAA